CTTATTCGTTGATATTTTTTCATTATACCACCGATTCCATTATTTACAACACCATTATCTCCCATAATCATCATACCGCCACCCATTCTACCTACACGGCCACCATTTGCTTTTAAACCTGAGAAAGGATCATCTCTGAAATTAGGGTTTGTTATATATTGAGGAAATTTATTTTCTATAATGTCCATAATTTTCCAAGGGCTCATATTAGGGTACTTTTCAGTCATTGATTTAAAAGCCTCTTGCCCTGTTAAGGTTAAATTCATTTGTCTTCCTTTTAAATTATATGTTTCTTCATCAGTAGGGTTTTGTGTATCTTGAACATAAAAATTTTCATTAGCACCATTAGCAAAACCAATTCTGCCACCATTAGCAGCATACATAGCAGGATCTTGTCCGAGAAGTCTCGCATAATAATCTCTTAGGTTAGTAGATGTTCTTTGAGCAGAGATTGGAGTAACAACAGGTGTTGACATAGTATTTGCTCCTACATTAGAATAATCTATTGCACCAGTAGGTTTCGTATCTATCCGGGGGTTAATTCCAACATATCCTTCATCTGCTGTTTCTTGATCCATTATGTGTTTAACTATCGGTCTGTCCCCTAAAAATTTTGCAAAACCGCCACGAGTATCTATTGCTCTTCTGTCAGGGCCACCCATTTCTCTTGCCATTTCTCTTTGGTATGCTTCATTAGCAGTGAAAGTTGGAGTATCAAGTGGAACACCCATGAAATTTAAAGCAGATGTAGCAATACCGCCAACTGTGCCAAGTTTACCTACATCACTAAGTTGTCCCATACTTCCAAGTCGTTTATCATCTTCAGTATAAATATTTCCAAAAATATCTCGTTTTACAGTTTCTGGAGTAGCTCCCATAAAATCTATATTTGGATTTTTATCCATCACTTCTTCAAAAGCAGTTTTAGCCGAATGTGTTTCTCCTTCAGGAACAATGGCTCCTAATCCTTGCGGCCCCATAGCTGCTTGAGCAGCAGCTTTTTGTGCCGCTAAGTCAGCTTCTTGTTGAGCTTTTAAATCTGCCATCCTTTTAAGTTTTTGACGTTCAGCTTCTGCTTCTTTAGCTAGTCTTAGTTCGTTTTGTCTTTGAAGTTCTTGTCTTGCCAATTCTGCTTCATTAACTCTAGACTGTTCTATTCTTCTTGCTTCTTCTTCAGCTTGAAGTCTTTGTTGACGTTGCATTGCATCTCTCTGCAAGTTTTTTTGTCTTTGAGCATCTGCTATTGCTTCTTTTTGTCTTTTAGTAAGTCCTCCTGCTGGTAGCCCACCAGCTCTTCGATCTGGGCCACCTCGATCTCTATCACTACCTCTTAGTCCTCTACTAGCTCTAGAGTGTCTACTTCGTCTAGCTCCTCCTCCTGCAAACCCTTCACGTTCATCGTAAGAAATAGCTTTATATACTGGCATTATTTATCTCTCCCATTTGGCTTCATAGCAGCTGATACAGTTTTCTCCATATTAGCAGTTATCTTTTCAGCTTTGTCCATAACTCTATTAACACTATCTTTTTCTAATTTATCAACAGCGATAGCTGATCTAATTGCAACAGCATCTTTTTGTTGATCAATTTTTTCACGATCAACTTTAGTGTTAGTATCTAGTTTTTTCTTCTCAAGACCAAGCTTCTCGTTTGCTTCTTTACCTTTGCGAATCATTTCTTTTTCACGTAATCCTAGCTCATCTTTTTTAAGTTCTACTAATGGATCACTCGCTGAATCTTTTAATAATTGTTCATACTCTGCAATAAACTCAGAAATTAATTCTTGTTCAATATCGGCTACTTTTTTCTGCATTTCCTGCATCATTTGTTGTTGCTGTTGTTGCATCATTTGTTGTTGCTGTGGTTGCATTTGCTGCATTTGCTGCATTTGTGGTGCCATCTCAGCTTGAACTTGTTCTTGAGCTTTAAGTGATATGTGCTGCATAATATGTCCTTGCACATTAGCCATTAGCATTGGATTACCTTTAACAACACTACTATACATTAAAGAAAAGTGTGCTTCCATATGAGCATCATGATTTTGTCCTTGAAATGCTTGTGCAGGCATGCCTGAAAGCAGCTCTGCATTTTCTGTTGCTGGATCTTTTGGTTGTGGTTGAGGCGGTGGGGGTAACATAGCTTCAATATTTTGTACACCCATTGCTTCATACATTCTTCTATATGCTTCATGAATATTGTGCATCTGCGGTGCAGCTTGTGCTAATTGTAATTGTTGTTGAGCAAGTGTTACTCTTTGTGTAACTGAAAAAATATTTGGATCAGATACAGGTATTACATCAATACGTGCATCAAAGTCTTGTGCTTTAACAGCCTGATTACCGCCAACAACTTGATACGGATAAACTGGAGGTAAAGTTTCTGCAAATAATTGTGAAAGTAATTTAAATTCTTTTCCTTGTGCTGAGTGCATTCTTTTATGAATCGCAGACATAACTTTCATTCCACGCTCTAGTAATGCCATAGTTGTACCAACAGGATTAACTTCATTACCTTCGCCAAGTTTCATATCAGCAACAGCAGCAAATGATTTACCACTGTCAATTACAAAACCTAATAAGTTAAATAAAGTTTGTGATGGTTCTTTGTAAGGTAGAGTAATTAGTGAAGATGCAATATCCCCTGCAGGTGCATCAACATCTCTAAACTCACCTGGTACTAATGGCTGATCATCATCACGTATTCTAAGCCCACGAGCTTTAAAGCCGGCTGGTAAGTTGACGAGTGTGCCTGCGTCGATAAGCTGTCGTAATACAGAGGTTGCGGTTTTTGTGAGACCACCAAGCATATGAATAAGACCAAAACCATAAAAGCCAAGACCTGGCAAAAATTTATAATGTACGAAATATTGTTTTTTAATTTTAAGTGGGTCACCTTCAGCCCAGTTTCTCCTTATAGATAAAATTTTATTGGAATTATCTTCAATAGTTACAATATACGGTAAACTAATTCCAGTTTCTTCGCCTGCCTCATTGGCATCTTCATAACCTGGAAGGTCTAAGTTAGTATGAATTTCCAACAAAGTATAAATGTCATCTTTTGTGTAAACTTTTTTCTTACCAGATATCTCATCTATTTTTTCTTGTACTTCGCTTGGATCATCATCTGGTGGATTGCCAACTTCTACATCACGGTAAAATCCTGTAACTTGAAACTTCCGTAGATCGTTGGCCATCATTTTTACAACGTGGGTAATTCTAGAACATGTCATTAAGTCTGTTGAATCGTAAGGAACTACTAGATCTTCTGATGATACAAATTTAGCAACAGGTCTACCTAATGTATTATCAAAATAAACTTTACGGAACGCCGAACCTGACAAGGGTAGGTGAAATAGCATTTGGTCAAGTTCGGGCTCGTATTCCTCCATGACGTGGGTGAGTTGGAAATTCATAAATTCTTTAACACGGCTCGATTGAGATTCAACTTGTGGGTTAGTTGCTCCCATGATTTGTGTTTTTACAGGGCCACCGGCAGGAAATAATTCTTTATATGATTGTGCTTGAAACTGTGTAACTGATTCTGCAAGTAAAGGGTGTGATACACCTGATGCTCCAGGAAAGGGGGATGTACGATCATCATACTTCATTCCAAGTAGATCTAACCCCTCAGCATAAGTCGATGACCAATCACCACGTGATTCTTTATCACCATCATAGGCATCAGAAAGTTCTCTTGCTATTACATCAAGATCACCATCACTTAATTGTTCAGCTAAGTTTTCATTATGTCCACCCATCATTGATTGGGCCGGACCAAAATTTATAGTTGCACCACCATCAGCGTCTAACTGTGGATCACCTTCGTTGAATTCTACTTCTTGTGCTCTAATGTCGAACTTCATTTGTTCTTTTAGAGGCATATCTCTGTCTATTGGCATGTTACGCCCTTAATGATGCTATTCCTGCACCTTCATTTCGTTGTTGCATGGATTGAATAATTCTTTCGCCTTCAATCGTAATAAACTTTTCTAAACCTTGTGGTCCAAGATATTCATTAGGGAGTTGTCCTTGATCTTTTAACATATCATAAGCTTCTATAACTAAACCAAGCATTGGATCTTCCATTGCTGCAGTTCTTAGTGTGCCTTCGCGATCAAGTTCTTCTCTTAGCTCAATTGGATCTGTATCAAACATTCCACCTGGATCATCTATCATGTCTGTTGGTACTCTCATTTCGTCATCACCAGCAGCCATCATTTTACCTTGAGGTAAACCACCTAGACCATTTCTCATGTCTCTTATTGCCATTAAATCACCCTTTTATTACCCGTATTAATACTAACACAGAATATAGCAGTTTATTTAGTTTTACCATAGCTTTTTTTACTTTTGTATTTAGCGGCATCTTCTTTCCCTAGTTGTTTCCAAAATTCATCAAGTGGGTTGTGTTCGCAATTGATACAGTCACACTCGACCGTTCTACACGAACCACCATTACCACAGTGGCATTCGTGCTCGCAATGCTTACAAGCAGCCATTATTGTCCCCTGAAATCAATAATTACTTGTTCTTTACAGAGCCACCACGTTTTAGTTTAACGCCGCGTCCTTTTAAAACATCTTTACGAGTAACTTTACCATCACCTGTTAAGTCAGGAAATCCACCTTTTTGCATCTTAACACGTTTTTTCATAGCAGAGCCACCGCCTCTTTTCAGAACACGTTTCTTCATAGCAGAACCACCGCCTCTTTTCAGAACACGTTTCTTCATTGCAGAGCCGCCACCTTTTTTCTTAACTCGTTTTTTCATTCCCATCATGTCGATATCTCCTATAAGATTGTCGTTTTAA